CTGCTAGTAAAAGTGTTTCCATAAAATTTGACCTACATTAGTATTTATAAGAAAACTCTAATATAAATGCTAGTGTACATAAAATATACCAGGAAAAAAATCCACTAAAAGGATGTTAAGTATACCTTCACAGAAACAGACCCTTGCAAACTTTGGAGTGGCCTGACCATTATGGCTGGCTTACATTGCATTTATAGATTACAAAAGCAAGCCAGTCCTATAAGTCGTTTCTGTTTGTGTTTTTGCTGGCAATGTCTATGTGTGCCTCTCTAGCGGGCCTGCTCTCTCTTGTTCTCTCTGTAATTACTTTGTTAGTGGTGGTGTTGAGGGTCGCCAGCTCTAGTGTGCGTGTGTGCATTTGGGTAATTCGGTCGCCGGAGACCTTGCGTGTGCGTTTTGCGTTTGCGTTCCCCATCCTGGTTCCGAACCAAGACACGGGCCAGTTTTTGCGTTGCGTTACGGTTTTTTGGTTTGTTTTTGTAATTAATTTAAGGATGAGTGTCGGCCCCTTCTGGGCGAAAGTTTGTAATGTAAACGGTAAAAAGGTATAGTGTGTAACAGGCCCGCTTTAAAGGTGTTTTAATATTATAACAGGCATTCTTTGTATTGTCAAGTCTGGCCGGTTTTGTGAGTTCTGGGAGAATTGGCCGGCGTTCTTATATATTGTTCGTTTAAATGCATAGTACATACGCCATTTTTAATCATTTATTTAATACAGTCGCAACAGGCCCAATTACAGACTTTTATAGAGGTCGCACTCATTTCATCCATAATGTGTACTCTGCGTAAGAGTTATTATAGAGTTTATTTGTATACGCAATTGACCTTCTGATACAGGCAGTCGCAAGACTGACTTTAGCTTTAAGTGTGTTTCGTGTCGCATTATTGCGTATCTCTTTGGTTTTTTTGCGTATTGTCTTACTGTTAAGTCCCTTATTCTTACTTCTCATAGTTCCTCTCTGTGGTGACCTTCTGAGGGTGTTTCAGATTGTGAGTATGGTTTGTTTTCATAGTTTCTATCATATGTTTCCCCTCTCGCATATAAGGCACCTATTGTTGTACTGTGTTCTACTTTGTTTCCGTGTATATCTATGGGTCTGTTGTCATAGTTGCTCACGGTGTGGCTGGCTGTCTTTGGTGTGTCTTCTGCACAATGCCATATTCTAGTTGGGTCGGGTGTTACGCTAGCGCCGGAAAAATTTTTTCTCTTAGTCATCTGATAGGTCCTCGTTGTTTGTTTCTTTTGTGTGGTTATTTAAAGTCTTTACCTATGTTTTATGGGTTGAGGTCAATGGTACTACCTCTATGTATTACTGCACCAGTTGTATCTGATGTTTTGGCGCCTTCAATGGTTTCATTGTAGTTTCCTTCACAAGTGAGCTCAAAATTACCACCACACTTAATATTCATATCTGTTCCTGAGTTGAGATTAATCTTTCCGTCTACGGTAACCACATTAACATCACCTTTATTGACTTGTATATTGACATTTGCACCTGAACCTACTTCTATGTCGTAATTATTACTGCCTTGTTCTTTGTTAACAAATACTTTAAGTCTACCATCAATGGTAATGTCGTGGTGACCATCTATAAAGACTTGTTTATCAGTTGATACTAATTCATAGTGGTCGCCTTTAATGATGTCCACCTTGTTTCCAGAGGCGTCCACTTCGTATCCTGTGCCTGTCTTGTGTCTTTCGTGTATTCGTTCTGACCCTGTCGTGTCATCATATTCTTTAATGTGTCCTGATTCTGATTCAAATACTTTGTTAAAAGGATATTCTGCATTGTAGGGTATTTCAGGTTGGTCAAATGTATCACCTGCACTTCTCGTTATTGTGCTACCATCAGCCGCCGTATGTTCATCAAATTCTGCTGTTGCAATCCCTGTAATTCTTTCTGACTTTCTCGTTGTTAATGTTTCGTGTTCTTTTGTACTGTCGTTAACGGCAAGTCTGTTTGTATCTACTTCTAATGCTTTTGGATATACACCATCTGGGTCATAAAATCCTTTTTCTGTGTCTGCAAGTTCTGTTACCTTACCAGGCATTGTCCCTAATATAACAGGTTCTTGCCTACTTGCACCATCTCTAAAATATCCCATAACCCATGTGCCTTGCACTAAAAAGGTTGTGTGTCCTAATCCTGATATCCCTGTTGATGTAACAGGTTGTATAACTTGAGCCCACGGCAAGTCTGTTGTAGGTAATATTAATTTATCTTTGTCGTGTGAACCTAATATTCTGACACGAACACGACCTAATTTTTCTGGGTCGTTTCTATCTTCAACAACACCCACAAACCAAATAAACCCATTAAATCCTAAAAAATTATTATTCACTATCTACCTCTTCTAAATTTTGGTGGTCTCATACTGGCGGTCTCAATAATGGCATTGTCAAGTTGTTCTTGAATGATATTATCTTTTGAGTTATCTTTTTCTTTACCATTAAATGTGTCTGTCGCTTCTTCTGGATAATTGTTCATCACACTATCTTTGATACACTCTAACATTGTAGAATGTGTACTATCTACTGTACTAAATTGGTGTCTAACTTTACTGACTAGATATCTTCCACTCATAAATCTATCTCTATCTGATGGATTAGATTTATTTGCTGGTTCATAATTAGGGTGATTAAATACAATGATATCACCTACACTTAATCCTGTAAAACCTGGTATTTCTAATTCTAATACCATTGACCTAAATGCTGTTTGATAACTGGTACGCCTTGGTTCATCTATTTCTGATTCAGGTCCTTCAAAATTATTATGTGTCTTTGTTGTTGTACTATGAAACATAATTACAGCTTCAGGATGTTCTGTTGAAAATTTATCATTACCATATTTTAATAACGGCGCAACAGATGATTTAGTTCTTTGTTTATTACCATCACCATCATGTTCTGTATGGAAAAAATTACCATATTCATCATTATAATTATAATCTAGTTCATCAAATGTTTTAGTAAACATATCGTGAGTTATCATTCTATTGCACATAACACCTTTTTGATAACTTGATAGTGTATCAAATTGTTTTTTTATCGCAAAAGAATTAACTTGTTGCATTTTTTCTACTATGGTTTGTTTTGGTGTTTGAGCGCCAGCAACCTTTACAATAAAGTTAGCAACGGCAGGTCTTGCCTTTTGTGAATTGATAGCTAACATATTTTCATAACTTCTTAAATGAAAACCATTGGCGTCTTCATAAAATACCATACCAGGAGCATTGTGATTTGCTGGTCTAGCTCCCTCTGCTATCATTTGTATTGCATTTAAAGGTCTTAATTTAGGTATAACATATTTGTGGTTGCTTCTTGTCTTTTCTAAAAACAATGGTTTTTTACTGTCTAATTCTTGTCTTACAATATTAAATATAGCACCTTCTGATTTACCTTCGTATGCTCTTTTTACTTTTGTTTGTTCATTTCTAATTAATTCTTTACTACAAAAGTTTAATATGTATTTTTGATTTCTAGCGGTATCACCTTGTCTATCTGTAATGCTATAAATGTAAACAGGTGAGCCTGTTTCTCTTGTAAAGTCATATCCTCTAGAGCAACCAGGCGTAAACACTTTAAAATCTAATCTTTCAAAACCTGTTAAAGGTAAATGTGTAGTAATATTTTGTGAATCGTTAATAACAATATTGCCTGTGATAACAGATTTATCTAGACCTTCATAGATATTAATTTCTAAAACATTATCAGAAATATCCATTAATACAGGAAATGTGGGTATTACTGACCTATAAGATAGAGCTAACACTCTACCTAATGTATATTGTCCTGGATAATTTAATTTATCTCTATCAATTGAACCATACATAATCTACCTATTAATTAAATTTTCAAATTCATCAAGAAGTGAGTTTAAGAATTGTCTGTTTAATAATTTAATTCTTCTTTTTTTATCTTGTTCTCTTTCTTCGTACTGTCTATTTGTAACTGCCTCTGCACCTGATACTGTGCTATTTACCTCTATTTTGTGTGAGTAATCTTCTGGACCATTTTGTGTTGTTTTTCCACTAGACTTTGTAATTTCATAATGATGTACAGCGTCTGCATTGTCATACTTGTCGTTAACAAATCTTTCAAAATCGGCGTCTGATAACGGCCAGCCATAATATCTATCTGTAATATTATTTGTCATTAAAATAACCCAATGTAACTCTGAATCACCAAAATGTTTAAATGCTGTTACTTCTGGTGTTTCACCATTAGGAACATAATAGTGTTCGTATAAGGACGCCTCATCTAATATAGCATCCCTTATTTTTACTCTACGAAATAAATCAGTAACTAGTTTTTCGTTACCGTTATTTTTCATATCATAGATTAATTGTGGAAAATAATTAAAATACATTATTAGAATCCTTCTGCTATTGTTTCTTTTGTCATAATCTCTGTTTCAGCAAATGTCAATGTCATTTTTATGTGTGCCATAGGCGCACCTTGAGCGTCTGCTTTAAATGACTGTAATTGTTCTTCAGGCGCATAATCAAAACTTGCACCTGTTAATATACATCTTGATATTCTTGGTATGTATGAGTTCTCTTTTGACCTGTACATATATTGCACCTGAAATTGTGATGGCACCAAAAATCTAAACTCAGATGTCATTTCTGGCAACATATGAAATTTAAATAAGTTTATAATTTTATATACATCATCTTTTTCTTTTTCATTTCTAGGAATAAATTCATAATCAAAATTAAATTCTCTAAAAGGTACATCTTTAAATATTTGTGCCATCATAGGATTTTTTGATGTTCCTAAACCTAATGTTTGTATACCTGATATGGCGTCGCCTGTAACGGCGTCTGCAATACTTGTCGCCATATTTCTTAAACCTTCAAGACCTGCACCACCTAATCCTTTTAATTTTTCTAACCCACCATCTCTAGATAACCCCATAGCTATGGCACCTATTGTACCTAAACCTTGGTCGCCGGCATAGTTTGCTTTATAATCAAATTTCATCGCTGATGGTGGCGTGTACAGCATAATTGTATCTGATATATGAGTATGTCTATCCAATGCTTTTGCTAAACCACCATTTGGTCTTCTTATAACTCTATTATCAGTTTCTTGTTGAATTTTTTTAACTGTGCCTTTTTTTACATTTGCGCCTGTTGCCTTTGATACATTTTCATCTCTAGCATTTGGGTTAAAATCTTTTATGTTGATACCTTCAAATTCTTTTGTTTTAAATGTTGAATCTTTGTCCATTAAAATATCAAAAACCATATAATGACCTTCACCCATATTACCAATAGAAGATGGATATGCCACATTGCCGTAAGCATATGGGTTTTCTTTCATATGTGATAAAGCGTCAATATCATTTAACTCTAATGGTGATTTATTTAATAGTTTAGCTGCTATTTTTGTGTTCTGTGCTTGACTTGTAACTGCTGAAGCTAAATTAGATAGTGTGCCACCTATGGCGCCACCAACACCACCTTGTAAGTTATTTTGAAGTGTACCAATAACACTTTTGATTTTGTTTGTAAATGCCATACTATTATTTATACGATAAATATGGATATGCAATCAAGTAAATATAGTAAAAACTATAAGGCGCCATATAAGGGTAAATTTAAACCTTCTAATCCTAAGAAATATGTTGGTAATCCAGCGAACATCATTTATCGTTCATCTTGGGAGAAAAAGTTTATGTTATATTGTGATACTAATCCAGATATCTTACAATGGGCAAGTGAAGAAATGGCGATACCATATTTTAATCCTATTGATAAAAGAGTTCACAAATATTATCCTGATTTTATTGTTAAGACGGCAAGTAAAACTGTTATGGTAGAAATTAAACCTAAAAAGTATCTATCTAAACCAAAATACAATCAGCGTAAAACCAAAAGATATTATACTGAAAGTTATAACTACATAAAAAATACTGCTAAATGGAAAGCTGCAAAAGAGTATTGTGAAGATAATAATATAGAGTTTAAAATATTTACTGAAAAAGAATTAAAGGTTTAAGCTGCCCCAAATTCTCTCATTCTATATGCCATTTCTAAAGATTCTGGGTCATTAATATTTTTATTCATTGATACACTGCTTTGAGCATTTTGAACAATGTTACCACCTTTTACTATGTTTATAGGCGGTGTTAGACCAGCGTCAGCAGCTCTTTGTTGTGTTAATTCGGCTAACATTTCTTTTTTTCTTTCTGTTTGCATTTCTTCATTCACTCTGCCCCTAACAAATCTAGAACCCTCATCAGCGGTAGACCTACCTAATATCGCCTGTCTAGCTTTTGCAGCTGCCATATCTTTTTCTGAACCTGCCTCACCATCACTCAATATACCAGCTTCTTTCATATGATATAATGGGTCTTCTTTTTCTTCTCTTTTTTCTTTTTCTGTTTTAACTTTATCTATGTTAACACCAGGTATCATGTTTATCAAACCAATAACACCATTAATTAAAGATGTCATAACGGCGTCAATACCATCAAAAATTGCTTGACCTATACCTTTTATATGTTCAAATAATTTAGGTGCAAACTGTTGTATTGCTAATAGTAAACCTCCTATTGCAACAGATAATAATACAAATGGGTTGGTTGCTATTGCCATTAAATTCGTTGCTATGACACCTAACTGTGATTTTTTTAACTGTTCACCAACATCCTTTAATTTTTCAAACCCTTTACCAAGTTTATCTAAACCTTTTTTTTGAAGTTCTACAAATCCTTTTTTTAAACCGTCAAAACCTTTTTTACCAAAGTCCATTGCTTTTACTTTTAATGTATCAAAACCCTCTTTAATAAGACCTTTTACACTTTTTTTCATATTTTCATATGCTTCATTTAATCCAAAAATATTGCCTGTTATCTTATCAAATGCTTTTAATGTATCACCAAATAGTTTATCAGGTAATAATGCAATCTCACCCAAAGCATTATAAACATCACCTAAAGGTGTTTTAAAATCAGCTACACCCTCTTTTAGTTCTTCAACGGCAAAACCAGCGTCCCTAATTGTATTTTCAAGACCTTCTACATTTTCTTTTCTAGTATCTATTGACCTTTTTAATGTTTCGCCTCTTTCACCTCTAGCTTCTTCTGGACTCATCTCATCTAACTCATCTTGAGCTTCTTTCATCATTCTAAGTTCGTCTTCTCTTTCTTTCCTTAGTCTCTCAACCTCTTGTTCACCTAAAGCTTTAGCAGGGTCTCTTTCCGTTCCTGGTTTTGCTACTTCTTTTAATTCATCTGTATTTTGTTCAATTGCTTTTGTTTGTTCTTTAGAATTATCAATCATCTTCTTAATCATTACAAGAAATTGTTTAAACATTTGAGCTAATGGGCTATCTTTTTGTGTAGCAGGCATTCTAGAACCAGCAGGTATAACTTCACCCTCAATAGGTTGAATACCACCTGCACCAACAGGTACAGGCAACATACTTTTTATTGGAGCTGCTATCGCTGTTCCAATTTCTCTTGCTTCTTCTAGAACAATCTCTGCCATAATTATCTACGGACTAGCGAACCTCCAAAATATAACCCGATTATTGAACTGACAACATGAGTATCAAGTGGTGTTATAACTAAACCGCTTAATGGTTTCCATTGTGTCATATCTGAATCACTAGCAAATATCCACCAACCTGAGCTTACTGTTTCAGTATAACCCACATAGATTGGCATTGTTGGGTCTATAAATGGTGCTAGTTTTGGTATTACTAAAATACTAATTACTGATATTAATGCAATCCATCTCCTAGTATTTTTAGTAAATGGGTCTTGCACATCTCTTGCTTTGTCAATTTGTTGAGCTGCAAAATCGGCTCTTGCCATAAATGCTTTTTCTCTATCAGCGGCGTCTTTTGCTTTTTGAGCCATGATAGATAGCACGCCTCCAAGGACCGTACTAGCCAACATTGACAATAATTCCATAGGTATCATCATCCTCTCTCCTTTTTAATCCTATCGTTTTCTTCTTTTACAAATTGTTGTAGCAACCCAACATATATTTCTCTCTCCCATGGCCACATATTTTCAATCTCTGTTAGAGAATATTTATGGTGTTGCATTAATGCAAAATTAACTTCGTAATATGCCTCTAGAGTGTTATGAGCAAGGCTTATACGAAAAAATCATTTACACCTGATAAAACAACTTTACTTTTTACTTTAGTTTTAGGGTTTTCTACTTCTACTTCATGCCTTAATCTTGGCATAGTTTCAAAAAACTTTTTAACTTCCCCAAAACTGTCCTGATTCATATCACTAAAAAAATCATTTAGTTCATCTTTTGTTGATTCTTTTGCTGGATAAATTTTATCACCCTCAAAAATATGGTCAACAGATTTTATAATCAGGTCCATAATATTATTGATGTCAGTTTTAGCGTCCACTAATTCATCAGTCATATCTGCTAAACAAGGGTATCTAAATACAACACCTAAATTCCTTGCTTTATCAATTATAACTTTGTTAGTATGGTCATCATCAACTTGAACCATAACTTCACTTAAATTAATTTCCACCTTGCCATATGTTTTTTTATCATCTGGACATAATATTCTTATCTCTTGAACTTCACCCACAGATTTTGCTCGTATGTTCAAAAAGACATATTCAATGTCAAACATTGGCGCTTTAGCCACATCAAAACTATCAAAGGTACACGATTTTACAATATCCATAATTGCATTTTGTATACCTTGAGGTTTACCTTCTTCTTGTGCTAATAATAGTATTTTTTCTTCTCTAACTAGAAAAGGTCTATACTTTATCACCACATCTGCTGAAGGCAAAGTCAATTCATATGTTGGTGTTTCCACCTTAGGTAATGCCATAATCTTCTCCTATAATATACTAATACTATTTATACTAAATGTTGATAGGTGGTATAAATCCACCACCAATATTAAATGGTGGGAATACACGACCACCTGTAATATCGCCAATAGGCAATCTTCGTTTCAAATCAGAAATCACATCACGCCCAGCTCTTCTTAATGGTGCTGGTAGATTACCTAATAAACCACCTAAAGGACCACCTGCTTTTATTTCTGGCGATTTAAAGTCTGAATCACCTATTTGTATCTGTCCTGCTTTATCAATGAAATAATTAATCCAATATCTGTATGCAAATGTAACTGTAAATTCAACTAGAGCGTCTTCAGCTGAAGAATATGTTATTTCACCAATTTGTGTAGGATAACAATCTAAAATTGATACAGCGTAAGTAATACTATTTCTTTCTTGAGCACCCTCAAAACCACCTAATTGAAATATCTCTACTGGTGATATATACTCATCATAATAGTTTACATTAAATGAATTGGTGTTTATACCTGCTTGTTGCCACAATTCAAAATATGTTCTTTCTCTTAAAAACTTATCGCACATAAATGTAGCTGTAAATGTTACAGGCTCATCTGCCATAGACATTCCTGTTACCATTTGTCTAGCAGGTCCATAAACTTGATGAGGTGTCATTTTTGTCATTCTTGGTGGCATTGTTATATCTTTACAAAATGCTTGAACACGCTTTCTATGTTGACTTTCTACAGCTCTTAATTGAGCGCCTTGTGAAAATCCTATACCTTCTTCACCTACCTCTGACGCTAATTTTTGATTACTGCCAACAGGTGGTGTTGTGTTAAATAATGGATTAAATCCTGAAGCAATGCCGTTATGACCTTTTGGTAATTGAAAACTCGTATAGAATTTACACTTACGAGCCATACCCTCAGCTTCACTTACATAACTATGAAATCTGCCCATGGTGGATTGTCTATCACCACCAGGTTTTTGTCTTAATCGTGGGTCGTTAGTTACATTTTCTAAAGAGTTATCTCTAGATAATCCTATTCTTACATCTGACCCAAATATTCTAGTTCCGCCTCTTAGTATTGCCACTATATACCTCTACTTTGTCCGTAAACATAACTTGCACTTCGTTTCTTAAATTGCTCAACAGGTAAATATACTGCTGTTGGAGCGTCATTAGCGTCTATTCTCAAAAAACCAGAACGCACATGACTGTACAAATATTTTTTAATTGTAGGTTTTACCCTTTCTAATCCTGCCACTCTAGTATATCCAACATCTAATCTTGTTGTGCTATCAAATTTATTGTTTGTAGCAAACCTTTGTAATTGATTTAGTAATCTAAATCTTATCATTGGTGATACATAGTGAAAGTTAATACCCATAAAACCACCCTTAATTGCCTCTAAAGGTAAAACTAAAGGAAATGTATCGTAATACGGTAATTTAGCTTTAGTCTTAGGGTCATAAAAAAACAAATTTAATCTACCTGCTGAGGGTCTAGCTAAAATGCGACCTTGATTCATTAACTTTCGTGCTGTTACTTTATCTGCAATAGAAGCTACAGCATTTCTGTACCATGTGGCAGACTTTTGTTGTCCACCTCTTTGATTACTAATTGTGTCAAATATACTCGGCATACTATTATTTATATAAAAAACCCAGCGATTTCTCGCTGGGTTTCAAGTTACTATGAACGGAGAGAGATACTATTCTTGAGCTAATTTACTAAAATAATCTAGTGTATCATCACTATCACTAGCCTCAGACATAGCGTTCACAGGACTTTTCTCAGACTTTGCTGTAGATGTTTCAGGCGGGAGGTCCACATCTTCAGCTGTTGCTGAGTTTCCTGTCCCTGTAATCACCCTATTCAGTTTCTCTTTGAGTTCATCATAGGTTTTAAAATTACTAGGGTCAAGGAAAGGTTTTAGAGGATATTGTTTTCCCCAAATAGTTTTGATTTCATCATCACTATCTTTTATTTGGGAAACAGCCTCAAATTCTGACTTGTCGTAATTCCAGAAACCATCAACCTTTCTAATTTTTAGTTTGAAGTTTGCACCTTTCCAAAAGTCAAATGGGTTTATAGGTGTTTCATCATCAAACTCAGGTTGCATTGCTTCTGTTATCTTATCAAATATTTTTTTACCAAATTTGAATAACATTACTTTGCCTTCGTTTTCTGGATGTTTTGGGTCGCTAACAACAAGAATGTTAGAATAGTATGATAACTTTCTTTTTCTTTTTCTAGCAATATCTTTATCAGAATCCACGCCTGTGTTCCACAATCTTGTGTTTTCTTCTGATACAGGGTCTTTATTGCCTAATGTTGTTAAACTGTTTTCAATAAACCAGCCGCCAGGTCCTTGAAATGCATGAGACCATACTCTTACCCATGGCATATCTTCACCTTCACTTGCTGGTAAAAAACGAATGACTGCATAACCATTACCAGTTTTATCTAGCTCTGGTTTCCAGATTCGGTCATCTTGATATTTGTTTTTGTTTTGTTGGTCCTCAGGATTGAGGTTTTCTTCTAGTGCTTTTGTAAGTTTATCAAAACCACTATTGGATGTTTTTAAAGATTCAAAATCCATATTTGTACTCCGTATTTTCGTATTAATATATTTTTGTATTTCTGTATTGTAGCACCTGCTACATTACTATTTATACATTTTCTTACACAGGATATCATTTTTTTTCAATAATGTCAAGCATGGTTTGGTAGTCAATGTATTTAATATTTTTACAACCGTGCCAATTTTGTATAGTCCTATTAACATTATCGCCACCCTTAGCACCTTTCTCGTTTACCTTGTAAAACTGAATATCTGGATAACCTACGAACATTGCTTTCCATTGTGTTATCCAATTATCAGATGGTGTTGGTGAATTTTGAGGTGTTACATAATGTCTTGTGCCTTTGTAAATATTATTTACTGTAGCTGTTTTACTATACAAGTCATGACCAATCATAAAAATCTCTTTAACAGGTTTTTCTCTATCTACCGCCACTCTAGCACTTGTAGCGCCGGCAGCCCAACCTAAATCTCTGTAACTAGGTACAACATCTCTTACATCATAAGACATATCAGGTTCTTTTATCCATGATACATGAATACCAGAATGTTTGATTTGTTTTTGTATTATTTCTCTTGTCTTACCTTGTGCCTCTTGTTGTTGTATAATCTTTGCTAGACCTTCTAACTTAGAACCATGAAATACAAATTCTTTAGAATCGCCTCTTTCATTTTCACTATGAGAATCATAATAATCTTTTAGTTCATCTCTTGTTATATTTGTTATACTGCCATAGACCATCATTTCATAATGCATAGCTGGTACTTTTTGCCAATTTCTAAAATAACAAGGTATCTTTTGTGCTAAACCAGAATGATATATTTCGTGTTCAATGCCGTGGTCAACTGCAATTAAAACATCAGGTGTGAAATCACGATAGAGGGCATTACAACCATATATTTTACCGTGAGGTCGTAATTGTTCTAAATCAAAACCTTGTCTACTTTCACCATTACCTATACAAAAAACTCTGTTCATCTAATAAACTCTACATCACTTTCTGTTACTACAGCTACTCTTGCACCACAAGGTAATAATGTTTTTTCATTGCCACTATAAACTACTGTTGAAGGTCCTTTTATTGAAACCTCATGGCAATAGGTATTTTTCTTACCTTGTTTTACAGTTAAAACAGGATTGTTTTCGTTATTCTTTTTGTTAGCACGGATAATATGCTGATTTACATGAATATATGTTTTCATTGTTTGTACCTAAAAATGTATTTTGACCATAAATAACTTCTTATAATAC